ATCATCAAAAGACGACAAACTAATGGATAGGTTGTTTAAATTCGTGGATAACTTAGGAAAATACAACAAAGATTTAAAGGATATGGAGTTGGACGTTCTTCCTGAATTAAAAGAGCAAGAAGAAAATTACGGTGGAGATTTAGAGAAAGCATTACTTTCAGTAAGATGATTGATAACTACATAGGGCAATGGAATAGTAAAAGATTAATGCTTCAAAGTGAGTTTATAACAGAACGTCAGATTGGAGAAATTAAAGTGCACCTACCAAAACCTCCAGAAGATACCACTCAAATATTAAACCATGATGTAAAATCAACACATGGTGCAATCCTATCTAAATTGCAAAAATGGACACCTCCATATATTCCAACCGATAAAGAGTTAAAAGACTTACCCAGTAATGAAAGGATAGATTTCATACGTAGAGAATTAGACAGGAGAACCAATGGTGTGTTTTTTTATAATAATGGAGGAATAGAATACATAACAGGGAAGCATTATTTTTACCTAACCTATTGGAGAATGGAGGGTGTAGGGCTTCCTCATTTTAGAGATTCAAATAGAGATTTCTTTTATGTTTGGGATGAAGTAGAAAAAGATAAGGATTGTTTTGGACTCGCTTATTACACAAACAGAAGGGATGGTAAAACAAGTGTAGCAACAGAAATTATTTACGAATACGCATCAAGAACAAAAGAGGTGCATTGTGGTATTCAATCACAAACAAACAAGGATGCGAAAAACGTATTTAGAAAATTAGTGTTTGCATGGAAGAAAATGCCTTACTTTTGGAAGCCGACAGATTCAGGAGATAAAAATCCTAAAGAAGCGTTAAGATTTGAAGAGCCATCTACAAGAAGTTCAAAAGGAGATGCGAAAACATATAAAGAAGTGTTAGATTCGTTTATAGACTTCGCATCATCAACAGAGTCAGCGTATAATGGCTTTAAATTATCAAGGTATTATTGTGATGAGTTTGGAAACTTTACAGAAGGAAATGCTTATTCAAGGTGGAATGTTGTTAAACCATGTTTACAAGTAGGAGCAAAAATTATAGGGAAAGCAATCTTTACTACAACGGTTGAAGAATTAGAGAGAGGAGGAGGCAAAGCTGCTTATGATATTTATAAAGATTCAGACCCAAATAATAAAGGTGCTGACGGAAGGACTGCATCAGGACTTTATAGATTATTTAAACCAGCGTATTACGGCTATGAAGGATATATAAATGAATATGGATATTCAGATATTGACGGTGCAAAGAAACATCTAATTGCAGAACGGCAAGACAAAGAAGGTGCTGCTTTAGCTGAATTAACAAGAAAGTTTCCTTTTAATGTGAAAGAGGTTTTTCAATCAGCTTTAGGTAGCAATGTATTTCCTGTGTTTAAATTAATACAACAGAGAGAATGGAATATGGATAACGGTAAAGTCCCAAGAAGAGGAAATTTTATTTGGGAAAATGAAGATGAAAGGATTGTTAAATTTGTTGATGACCCACAAGGAAAATCGGAAGTGAGTTGGCTACCTAGAGAAGAAGATAGAAATAAACATGAAGTAATAAGGGATTTACCAAGTCCTTTATTTAAGAATTTAGGTGCATTTGGAATTGACCCTTATGACCACAGAACAACAGTTAACGAGGGGTCTATGGGTGCTTGTGCAGGATTTAAAAAATACGACGTAATGAATCCTGAAAATAGTAATTGTTTCTTTTATTCATACTTAAATAGACCACCAAAAGAAACTATATTATATGAAGATTTAACTAAGGCGTTTATCTTTTATGGTATGCAAGGATTGATTGAAAATCAGAAATCAGGAATGATTAATTGGATGAATGATAATGGATTTAAACATTATATAATGAAAACCCAGCAAGGAGATTATTCTAAAAACACAAGTAGAAAGTTCATTGATGGTGTATCGACAAGCGGTGTAATGATAAGAGAACAAATGATTAGCAACTTAAACACTTACATATACGACTTTATCGGGCGAATATCTCCTGATACTCAAAGAAATTTTTTAGGTGTAGAAGATAAAAATATTCAAATAGATTTACATGGTGTTTGTCCTTTTGAAGAAATGTTATCAGATTGGGAAAAATTTGATGCTAACAAATGGACTGATTACGATATGGCAGTAGCAACCATGTTGGCTAAATTAGCAGTTACTCCTGTACGTAAAAAAAGAGAAGAAAAAGAAGGTAAAGTTGAATTGTCATTAAGTTCATTTTTTAAATCATATAAAATTTAGTATATCAATATTATAGACTAAAGAAATTTATTACCTTTGTGAAAAACTATATTAGCATGAGCGAGAAATCTAATTTTCCAAACGATAACATAAGTCCATCAGAGAAAGCAAGTAAAAAATATGGTATTAAGATAGGTCAAACCATTATGTCTAGTGGTGTAAAGGCAGAATATTCTACTAATAGGGTTAAGAACATAAGAGAAAACAGACAATATGGTTCAAACAACCAAAGTGTTGACCAATACAAACCTTTATTAAATGCTACGATTGACACACAAGGAATGTCGTTAATGAATATTGATTGGAGTATATCAACTCCTGCAAAGAAAATGATTGATACGGTAGTTGGTGGTTTATTAAATCAAGACCATAAAATTCAATTTAACTCTATATCACCATATTCAAGAACAAAAAGAGAGAAAGATAGAGATGCTTTTTTTATGCAAATATTAATGGAAAGAGAAATGGCTTCTATTGAACAAGAATCTGGGATAACTTTAATAGAGAAAAAGACTAATAACCCTAAAGATGCTGATGAGATAGATTTGTATATGGATATGGAATACCGACAACCTATTGAAATAGGAATGGAAGAGATAGTTGATTTTGAATTATATAATAATGATTGGGAGAAGAAACATAAAACAAGAGTAATAAAAGATATTGTAGAAAACAACGAAGCACATTTAAGACATTACTTTGATGAAAACGAAAAAATAAGATTGAGGTATGTTGATTTAGAAAACTACTATGCACCACAAACGGTTGAGCCTGATTTTTCTGATGTAGATTATGAAGCTGAATTAATCTTTATGACTATTAAAGAGTTAAAAATAAGAGATACTAAAAAAGAGATTACTAATGAACAATGGAAAGTTTTAGCTGCATCTAATTCTTCAAAAAATGGGAATCCTTATTTTAATGGATATAACCTTGATTATAACTTCGATGATTTTAGAATACAAGTTTTAGACTTTATTTGGTACACCGTTGACCAAACATATTGGGAAGAAAGTATAAGTAAAAACGGTAGATTATTCTTTGATAAAAAAAGTAAAAAAGGGGATAAAGAAAATGTTGTAGTTAAAGAGAAAGAAGTTTCTTACGAAGGCTTATACATTCCTCAATCAGAAATCATATTGCAATACGGATTGTCTCGTAATATGTTAAGACATAAAGACAAACACGATACAAACAAATTAAGCCCTAAATTAGTTCGTCGATACGTTTCATTTAAAATAAAAGGAAAGTCTATTGTAGATGTAATGAAACCTAATTTAGATACTATTCAGTTATTGGTTTTAAGAAAGAGACATATTATTTCTGAGGTAAATCCTACTGGTGTTGCTATTGATGTTGGTGGTTTAAAAGATGTTCTTGCTGTATTAAAAGAAACAGACCCAATGAAAATAGTGCAAACATATAAACAAAAAGGTATATTATTTTATTCAAGGACTGATGTAAACGGAGAGCCTACAAACGGTATTCCTATCCAAGAATTAACAAGTCCTTTTGCTCAATTATTAGTATCTTTAGACCAATCAATTATTTCAGAAGTTAATATTATACGTGATAACATAGGAATCAACGAAGCAAGAGATGGTTCTAGTCCTAATAAAGATGCGTTAGTAGGAATAGAAAAACTAAAAATATTAGCAAGTAACAATGTTACAAGAGAATTATATAATGCTTACCTAAATGGAATTTTAGCACCAATAGGCAGGGTAATATCAAGAATGGTTCAATATAAGGTTGTTTACGGTAAAGGTGTTGGAGAATATGAAGATATTATAGGTAAGATAGGGGTTAAGTCATTAGAATTTGCTAAAGACGTTGAAATGGCTGAATTAGGAATAAAAATTGAAGCATTACCAACAGCAGAGGATATTCAAGATTTGTTAAATATGCTTAACCTTTCTTTACAAAACCAAGAAATAAGACCAGAGGATTATTTATCGGTTAAAAACATTTTAAATGTAAAAAAGGCTACAAGATTTTTGATGCAACGACGAAAGAAAAATGCAGAAGAAAAAATGTTAGAGTTCCAACAAAGAGAACAAATAACAGCAGAAAGAGAGAAATCAGCAGCATTAGCATCAGCCGAAGCATCAAAAATAAAAGCAATGGGAGATGTTGAAGCTAAATCATTATTATTACAAACAGAATATAGACTAAAGAAAGAATTTAGTACTCATGAAAGAGATAATAAATTATCTTTGATTGATAGGGAAAACTATTGGGAAATGAAGAAAATAATAAAAGCCAATGAGTTAAAAATTGGAATTAATGAAGAAGACGATAATAGTATAAATACTGGTGGTGAAAAAGTATTTTCAGACCCTACACGTTCAGCTACAAGATTAGATGGAATGATGAATTAAGTAAGCCCTTACTTCACTTTAGATATAGTTTTGTCATACTAAGCCACAAGTTAATCTAATATAAAAGAATCAATAGATATATTATAATACTTCGCTAATTTATATAATGTAGATATAGAAGGATTATATTTTTCATCGGTTTCTAATCTATGTATATTACTTGCATATAAATCTGTTTCATTAGCTAATCCATATATGGTAAGACATTTACCTCTATCACCTAGAGAATTTATACGCAAATCATGAATATACTTGCAGTTTATTTTCATTTTGTACTATTAAATTAAATAATATATACAAAGCTAAGTATAAAAGCCCCTTCTTGCCCGG